TAGCCGCCAAAGGCAGTGTAGGCGGTGACGGTAGCGGCGGGGGAGATGGTGGCGGCGGTGACGGCGGTGATGGTGGCGGTGGTTTTGGTGGTGGCGGTGATGGTGGAGACGGTGGGGGAGACGGCGGTGGTGACGGCGGGGGAGACGGTGGCGGAGATGGTGGAGGAGACGGCGGCGGTGGCGGTGACGGCGGTGGAGGTGATGGTGGTGGTGGAGGTGGTGACGGTGGTGGCGGCGGCGGTGAAAAGCGCGGCGGCTTCATTGAGCCACGACATCATTATCAAAGCGGTGGTTATCTAATTGGTGATGAAGAGCCTGCTGATGCGGTGAGCCTAGAGCAATATGCTCGTCCCGCAGAAGGTTCTTTGTTTGCTCAACCGCGCCAAGAAGTGCGTCAGCAAGTTGCTCAAGCGGAACCGCAACAACAAGCGGATCGCTATGGCGTGTTTGCGTTTGGCACCAATGACTATCGCGACCCTGATGCTGCTGTTCGTGCAGCACAAGATATTTATGCTAATGCTAAGAGCATGGGCATGACACCTGTGTTTGTGTTGCCAAATGCGTCACACAAACAGTTTGCACCTGTAAGCAATGCGCTTCGTCAGTTTGCCGAAGATCGTGGCATTCAATACGAATCTCCAACTTATGAAAGCAAAGACCCGCTGCATCTGACACGGCAGTCAGCGCAGGACATCGCAAAGCGGTATCCAGATGCATTTGTTGGTGGCGATTCCAATAGTGTGCGATTGCAGAATTGGGGCTATGGCCGCAAGTTGCATGATCCCAACACCTATGTTGATCCGCGCACAGGTCAGGTACTTGGAAAAGTTGGCGCACCATCAGGTAGCGTTGCTAATTGGATGACGCAGTATCGCAAGATGCTGGAAACTGGTCGTTACGCTAAAGGTGGGGCAACTTATCCAACTCGCGAACATGCTGATTGGGAAGAGGCGCTAGATTATGAAAAAGAAGGCGGCAAGCTCACGCACATGTCGCCATCTGCTTATCTGGCGCGGGTTGAGCCGCTTAAAATGAATGATCATGACAAGCGCACGATCAATCATTTTAAAGCTCAAATCAAAAAAGGTGAAAAGCTAGACCCTGTAGCCATTGAGAAGGGTGGGAGCCCTAATGGCCGTCACAGGGCGCATGCCGCTAAGGAACTTGGTGTTAGGTCTATTCCTGTTGTCACATGGCAAAAGAAGCGTGGCGGCTCTGTTGTAGATCAAGCACTTATGTTAGTCTCAACAAAGGCAAATCGCCGCCGGGGACGCCCGGAATAACCTAGCTAGGAGCCATCATGTCTGACATGGCAAAACAGGCCCGCGCGGCCATGAAAGCAAAGGCCAAGAGCCTGACAACTGCTGATCCACATCAGAAGGTTGATTCGTCTACGTGGACCCCGCCGGAAGCACTGAATGCTGATGTTAAGACGGGTCTTCGCCCTCTTAGCCGCCGCGCTTTTAAGTCTGGTGGCAAGGTTCCGGGTGTTAAGGCCAAGGCTAATCTTGGCAAGGCAACCCGTGGCGGCAATAAGCCTATTACCCCTGACAACTTTGCTAACAAAGATGTCAAAGCAGCCAACATGGATCGCCCTGGCTTAAAGCACGTGGGTGGCCTGAAAAAGGGTGGCCGTGCTTGCAAGCAAGAAGGCGGCGAACTCACGATTGAAAAGATCATTGAGAGCGACAAGAGCGTTCCTGCTGCAAAGCCCGGTCCTATGACCCGTGGCGAAGCAGGTATTAAGTCGGGCACGACTGATCGCGCTGGTAATGCAGCCGCTTTTGACCGTCAGCAGCAGGAATATCAGCGTTCACTGCCTCAGAACCGCAAGTCTGGTGGCCGTGCTAAGAAGGCTGATGGTGGCGATCTTGGTATGTATGGCGCTGGCGTTGCTGGCGCGGCTGATATGATGAAGAAGGCCGGCGCTCGCGCAGGTGTTCCCGGTGGTCTTTATGGCGCTGGTTTTAGCCGTCTCCAAAAGGGCTCTTTGTCGCCTTTGAAGGCTGCTGGCATGAAGAAGGGTGGCGAAGCTCATCCCGATGAGAAGATGGACATCGCTCTCATCAAGAAGATGGTGAAGCCTTCTGCCCGCAAGGGTCGTGCAACTGGCGGTGAAGTGTTCTCTGGCCCCGGCTACCCCGGTAAAATTCCCGGTGTGACTGGTGGTCGTGAAGCTCGCGCTACGGGTGGTAAGACCCGCGCCAAGGGCAAGACCAACATCAATATTGTGATTGCTGCTGGTAAGCCTGCGGATCAGGGTATGATGGGTGGTATGCCGGGCGGTCCTAGCAAGCCTCCGGGCATGGATGGTGGCCCCGGTGGCGTTCCGGTTCCGGTTCCGCCCCCGCAGATGGGTGGTATGCCCGGTGGGATGCCTATGCCCATGCCGATGCCTATGCCCCCTGCTGGTGGCGCTCCCGGCCCTATGCCAACGCCCCGCAAGTCCGGTGGCCGTCTGACTAAGGTTGCCTCGTCCTATAAGGATATGGAAGCCGGTGCTGGTGGTGGTGAAGGCCGTCTCCAGAAGACTGACATTGCCAAGAAGCACAAAGACGCTCCTGCTTTCCGCCGTGGCGGCAAGGCATACCGTTCCTTTAAGGACATGGATGCTGGCGCGGGTTCTGGCCTTGGCCGTTTGGAGAAGACTGAAATCCAAGCACGTAAAGGATGACCCATGGAAGTGCTGAGTTAACTCTCAGCCACCCGTGAGTCCGGGCGGGGGTAAACCCCCCTTTGCTCCCGCCCATTTAACATAAGGGGGACCGTCTGAGGGGAACGGTTATGGCACCAGTCACTGGACAAGCATACTATCAATACGAGCTAAAGAAGCTCATCAATGAAGATATAGAACGAAGGAAAGACGCCTTGATAACGTCAGCCCATATCGAGGGCTTTGATTTTGCAGCTTACCGTCACCAAGTAGGAGTCATAGAGGGTCTTCGTTTGGCTCTTGATTTGGTTGATGAAACGGAATCCGTGCTCAATGGTTCGGAAAGAAGGGGGTAACTATGCCGTTTATGATGATGGAACATGATGAAAACCCAGCAAAACCCTTGTGGGACCAAGCTGGCGATCTGTCTAAAGTGGAAGTGTTCAATAATCAGCTTCTTGTGGCTGTTTATGTGCGTCCTCAGAAGACCAAGAGCGGTATTTATCTGACAGATAAGACCACAGAAGAAGATCGGTATCAGTCCAAGGTTGGATTGGTGCTTAAGAAGGGCTCATCTGCCTTCAATGACACTACCGGCGAATGGTTCAATGGCGTGGACATCAACGAAGGTGATTGGATTGTGTTCCGCCCGTCAGATGGCTGGAGCATCACAGTAAACGGACAGCTTTGTCGCATGATTGATGATGTGAATGTCCGTGGCCGAATTGATAATCCTGATCGTGTATGGTGATAGGAGAGTAAAATGGCAGGAACAGAAGAACAGATTGAGATTGATTTGGGTGATATGCCCAAAGTGGAAGAGCCAAAGGCAGAAGAACCTACTATTGAGATCATTGATGAGAACGCTCCGGTTGAAGCAGTTGCTCAAGATGATGAAGAAAACCCTCAAGATGTAGAAAAAGCCCTTAAAAAGCTGAAAAAGAAGGTAGAAAAAGAGAAAGAAGGTCGTTTAGAAGCTGAACGCCGCGCTAAAGAGCTTGAAATTCAAGCGCAACACGCGATGAACAAAGCCTCTGAGAACGATTTCCATCTCGTTCGCAGTGCAATTGATCGTTTGAACCTTGACCAAGACATGCTCAAGGCTCAGTTGCGCGATTCAATGGCAATTGGTGACTTTGACAAGGCTGCTGAAATTCAGGCGGCTATGGTTTCCAATACAACCAACTTAAACCAGCTTGAGCGCGGTCTTGAGGAGATGAAAAATGCTCCTCGTCAGCCTGTTCAACCCCAACAGCGCAATACGGTTGATGTAGATGACCTTATTGGGCGTGTTACGCCGCGTTCTGCGGAGTGGTTGCGTAAAAATAAGGATGCATTGCCGGATGAACGCAGCATTCGCATCATGGGCCGCGCCCATGAGGATGCCGTGGACATGGGTATTATCCCAGAATCTGACGAATACTTCAGCTTTGTTGAAGGGCGTCTTGGTATTGGCAATCGCAAAAACAATGACACTCAGGGAGATGATGCCATGTCTGGCGCGGCCAAAGTAACCAAAAACCGTCAGTCTCCTCCATCGGCACCTGTGTCTCGTAACCCTGTAAACTCTGAGGGAACACGACCCGGCGTTATCCGACTGACAGCGGCAGAGGTTGAAGCTGCCAAAATCAGCGGAATTAGCCCGCAGGAATACTACCGCCTGAAGATGGATGATCGTAATCGCAACTAAGGAGTATAATCATGGAAAATACAGCAAAACGCCGTGGCCGTCCGCCTCGTAAGCCTGCTGCTTTGGGTGCAGCTATGCCTGAAACTGAAATTCAGGTTCGTCCAGAGGTAGACCGTCCTGATATGAGGCCATCTATGCGTGAAGAAGACCCGCGTGTTGCCGCAGCCCGCCGCGCCGCAGAAATCCGCTCCAATTATTCTGAAGATGATGGCGTGGATGAGTTTAAACTGCCGCCGGCACCTCCTGGCTGGACCTATGAATGGAAAGCCAAGGCGATTTTGGGTCAAGTCAACCATGCTCACATGACGGAACTGTACCGTATGGGCTGGGAAGAAGTGCCTACGGCTCGTCATCCTGAAGAAATGCCTCTTCAGGGCAATCACCCAGTTATTGAGCGCAAAGGCATGGTCCTTATGCAGCGCCCAACTGTGATTGTGGAAGAAAGCCGTGCCATGCAAATGGCAAAAGCCCGTAATCAGGTCCGATTTAAAGAAGAACAGCTTAATGGACCGCCGGAGGGTGGCCTTGGGCATCGCGATCATGCTCAAGTTAAACCACGTATTTCCAAAGGCTATGAGCCAATTCCTGTTCCTAAAGAATAATAGGCTGGAATTAGGGGGGTCACCAATTTGGTGGCCCCTTTACATTTTAAATTTAAAAGCGTAATTTTTGCGACAAGACCCATTGTGGTTTTCTTTCACCCCGGTGTGTGAAGGTTTTAACTATCCCTTGTCTCTTAGCTGCCCCGGCGTGCAGTGATGGGACTTCCTGTAATAAGGAGGCACCGTCATGGCGAATACCAACGCCCCGTACGGTTTCCGTCAATACAGTGGCACTGGCTCTGCCCCGACCTACGAACAGGTCGCTGTTGCCATTGGCTACAACACGACGAACATCTTCTTTGGTGATCCCGTAGAACCCGTCAATGATGGTACGGTTGCACAGGGCGATGGCACGACCGCCGCCGCTGGCATCGCTGGCATCTTCGTCGGCTGTCAGTACCTGTCGGTTTCGCAGAAGCGTACCGTTTGGTCCAACTACTATCCGGGTGGCACTGATCCGGCCTCTGGCACGATTGTTGGCTACATTGTCAACGATCCGAATGCCAAGTGGGTTGCTCAGTCTGATGGCACTGGCATTGCTGCCGCTGACATCAATGCGACCGTTGCTTATACGATTGGCTCGGGTAACACCGCCAATGGTATCTCTGGCGCATATCTCTCCGGTGTTGGCCCGACAACGGCCACTCTTCCGTTCCGCATCGTTGGCCTCATCACCGATCCTCCGGGTTCGGCTGGCACGGCTTCCGGCGCTTACAACTGGGCTATCGTGGCGTTTAACAACGTGACCACGAAGAACCAGACCGGCATCTAAGAGGAGTAGGGAACCATGGCTGTTAATCTTTCTGCCATTAAAGACCTTCTTCTCCCCGGTTTGCGCGGAGTTGAAGGCAAGTACGAGATGATCCCATCTCAGTACGACAAAATTTTCACCAAGCATGAGTCGCGTATGGCTCTGGAACGCACCGCTGAGATGCGCTTCTTGGGTCTTGCACAGCTTAAGACCGAAGGCGGTCAGACCGCTTTCGACAACGGTGCTGGTGAGCGTTACGTCTACAATCAGGAACACACGGAAATCGGCCTTGGCTATGCGATCACTCGCAAAGCTATTGACGATAACCTCTATAAGACCCAGTTCGCTCCGTCGAACCTTGGCCTTATCGAGTCGTTCCAGCAGACGAAGGAAATCTACGGCGCGAACATCCTCAACACCTCGACCACGTATAACGCGGCTGTTGGTGGTGATGGTCAGGCGCTTGTGTCGGCTTCGCATCCGATTGATGGCGGCACGGTTTCCAACTACGCAACCGCTGAGTTGAACGAGTCGACCCTTCTGAACAGCATGATCGCAGTTCGCACGAACTTCAAAGATCAGGCTGGCCTGAAGGTGTTTGCACGTGCACGCAAGCTCATCGTTCCTCCGCAGCTTGAGCCCACCGCAATCCGTCTCACGAAGACTGAACTGCGTCCTGGCACGGCAGACAATGATGTCAATGCGATCATGATGACCTCGGGCGGTCTGCCTGAGTCCTACATGGTCAACGACTTCTTGACCTCTGCCACTGCATGGTTCCTGCTTACAAACATTGATGGTCTTTCCTACATGGAACGCGTCAAGTTTGAAACAGATATGCAGGTCGATTTTGTGACCGATAACCTGCTGGTTAAAGGATACGAACGCTACAGCTTCGGCTATTACAATTGGCGTGCCATCTACGGCTCGATCCCGTCGTAATCATGAAGGGCGGGGCTAAAAACCCCGCCTTTTATCTAGGTTTTTAAGCATACAGACCGACCTAGCGGACGCTGCACAGACTGTATGCTAACTCGTGCAGGAGGCACACATGGGTATGACAACTTTTACCGGCCCTATCACGGCTGGTAATGTTCTCAATACAACGGGAACCACCGTTGGTAACTTGAAGAACGTGGGCTGGGCAGAACTTGCTCAGTCGCAGGCAATCACACAGTCTGGCTCGGAAACGGCTCTGGCGACTAACATCGTCGTTCCCGCCAACAGCACGATTGTTTCGATTGATCTGTACGTGACTACTGCTTGGTCCAGTGCAACGACCACCTACACCATCAGCGTTGGTACTTCGGCTACGGCAACTGAATTGGTTGCTGCGACGAATGCGAATGCCGTTGGTCGCTTGGCGTTGACTCCCGGAACAGATGCTACTCGCACTGGCCTGTGGATCAACACTGGTACGTCTGACATTCGTCTCTACGTTTTGTCAGGTGCACACAATGTCACGAATGGCGCGGGAACTTTGGTTGTCCGCTATATTCAAGCTATCAACGCTTAATCGGGTCATAGGAGGCTCACATGAAGGGTCGTTCAAAGCGTGCAAGCGGCGGCGTCAACGAAATGTCGGAAGACAAAGCCAAGAAGAACATGCGTTACACTTTCCAGTCCAATGTCAATGACGAGGCTGAAGAGCGTAAGCGTGGTGGCAAGACCATTGGCAAGATGAAGGGCGCGAAAGCTAAGGCTAACATGGGCCGTCCGGCTCGTAAGTCTGGCGGTCGTACGGGTTCTAACAGCAACCCGCTTTCGTCAGCTGCTAAGGGCTCGCCGGCTCCTGGCCGCAACGTGTCTGGTAGCCTGACCTAATAGCTTTCCCCTCGCTGGCTAATTAGGCTATCAGGGCGGGGGCTTCATGCCCCCGCTTCTACTAGGAGGGAGCTATGACTGCCGCATGGACACGTAAAGAAGGCAAGAACCCAGAAGGTGGGCTTAATGAAAAGGGCCGCGCCAGCCTTCGTGCCGCGGGTCACGATATTAAGCGTCCACAACCTGAAGGTGGTTCTCGCAAAGACAGCTTTTGTGCTAGAATGACTGGCATGAAGAGGAAGCTGACTGGTTCTGCAAAGGCTGCTGATCCTAATAGCCGAATCAACAAATCACTTAGAAAGTGGGAATGCTAAAATGCAGTACCGCACAATCTCTCTGACAGATGCAGGCCGTAGCGCCATCATCACTGTCGATGATTTTCAGACCCCGTTTAACATTGGTCTTGCTGCTAAGATCACTGCGGGAACACCCACGTTTAGCATTCAGTATTCGCTGGATGACCCGCTGGCTGCTGGTTATGACCCTGCAACTGCTACTTGGTTTGCAGTTACTGGTTTGTCTGGTGTATCAGCAACTTCATCTGCCGCTTTGACAATTCCATGCCGTGCAATCTCCATCTATATGGCCGCCGCGCAAACTGGAACTGTTCAACTTAAAGCAGTTCAAGCTGGTCCCGCAGCCTAATAGGTGAAGCATGGCAACCAGTGGAACGTATGCGTTCAATCCCGGTCTTGGTGAACTGACCCTGTTTGCGTACAACTTGATTGGTGTACGCAATACCGCAGTGCTGCAAGAACACATGGAAGCTGCCCGTATGGCAACCAACATGATGTTGGCGCGGTGGTCTAACATGGGCGTCAACCTATGGGCTGTTGATCTGATTGAAACGCCGCTCACCACTGGCGTGTCTACTTACCCTGTTGAAGCTAATACGGTCATGATTTTGGATGCCTATGTTGTCAATGATGACAGCGGTGCCAACATCGACCGTATTATTTTGCCGATCAGCCGCACGGAATATGCAAGCTATCCCAATAAGGAACAGCAGGGCTTCCCTACTGTTTATTGGTTTGACCGTTTGCTTAATCCAACTGTGACGCTGTGGCCTGTGCCAAACACCGACAATGGCCCGCAGTCTTTGAAGTATTACCGTGTCCGTCAGTTGCAGGATGCTAACTTGCAAAACGGTCAACAGGTTGAAATCCCGTATCTGTGGATGGAAGCATTTGCCTATGGTTTGGCAATGCGTCTAGCTCAGATTTGGGCTCCGCAGATGATGATGCAGTTGAAACCTATGGCTGACGAGTCATATGACATTGCATCGCGTCAAAATGTGGAACAAGCACAGCAGTACATTTCACCTCAGATTGGCGGCTACTTCCGATAAAGGGCTGAAATGGGTTACGCATCACGATCAGGCCGCGCCAGAACAGACCCGCGAAATCCAAGGGCTTTTGCGATCTGTGACCGTTGTGCGTTGTGGTACAACCACGATCAGCTTCAATGGCAATACGATTGGGCTGGTGCAAGCTTGATCAACAAGCGCATTTTGGTTTGCGAAACGTGCTATGACACTCCGCAAAACCAGTTGCGTGCAATTGTTCTTCCTGCTGATCCTACTCCCATCATCAACCCGCGTGTGGAACCATACGCATGGGATGAAATTGATCGCCGTCAGCTTTCTGGTTACAACACAACTAGCCCATCTACTGGTATTCCCGTTGTGCAGGGTGATACTCGCGTTACTTCTTTGGATGATCTTCCGACTGAAGATAAGCGCGTCACTCAGCAAACTGGTGAAGCTCCCGGCGGCTTGAACCAGAAACCCGGCACTGATCCAAATGCCTCTACATATCGCGACATCACCAATGTCACGAACAATGGCATTGGCATCGTTAGGATCACGGTATCTACTACGAATGGCATGATCACAGGGCAGATGGTTACAATTCGCGATGTCACGGGTGTGCCAAATGCGGATGGCGACTTTACAATCACAGTTGCCAATACGTTTCAGTTTGATCTTCAAAACACGCTCTTCACGGGTGCTTATACTGGCGGGGGATATGTGATTAACAATCCATCCTTGCCGTATGGCTTCACTGAAGTGCCTAAGACGGGGCCGCTCTGATGCCCAGATATGCAAGTAATGTTCAAATCCCTAATCTTCCTGTTGCCATTACACTGACTGGCACGGAACAGGTTGAGATTGTTCAATCTGGCACATCTTGTCGCACAACTACGCAGGCGATCTCAAATCTTGCTCAGATTGTTAACGCACCAAAATATACAACGTCTGAAAAAAACGCCTTGTCAGTTACGCCCGGAGCTATTGTTTTTGACACGACATTGCAGAAGCTTTGCGTCTATACTGCCACTGGTTGGCAGACAATCACATCAGTGTGACGCATGGCAAATGCACAGATTTTCTACGTTTACGAGCATTGGCGGTTGGACCGCGATGAATGCTTTTATGTCGGCAAAGGCCGTGGTCGCCGCGCATATGCCCGTGACGGAAGAAATACGCATTGGACAAACATAGTTTCAAAACTTGAAAGAACGGGTTTTGGATATGAAGTTCGCATGGTCACTACCGGGTTGACTGAGCAAGAGGCTTTTGACTTAGAAGTTGAACGTATCAGCTTCTGGAAAGACAAAGTTGACTTATCAAACAAGACCAATGGTGGAGATGGAGTGAGCGGCCTTATCATGTCTGATGAGGCAAAGCAAAAAATGTCCGCAAAGGCAAAAGGTCGCCCCGGCGTAAAATCCATGCTTGGCCGCAAACATTCAGATGAAACGCGGAAAAAAATGTCTTTTGCCCATAAAGGTAAAAAAAAGTCGCTTGAACATAGTGTCAAGGTTGGCTTGGCTCACAAGGGTCGCAAACTCTCTGATGACCATAAAGCCAAGATGTCAAAAGCTAAACAAGGCATTTCACTAAGCGAAGCTCATCGTGCTAAATTGTCTGAAGCTGCAAAAAGGCAGTGGAGTGACCCAATGAAGCGACCCAACCGTAACCAAAAGATGGAGGCTTGAGTTGGGTCAGGCTCAAATCCCAAATCTCCCGGTAGCTGTTGGTCTAAATGGGGACGAACAGCTTGAGGTTGTGCAGGCTGGTGTGTCACGCCGCACGACTGCGGGCGCTATTGCTGGATTAAACCCCGGCCCTACTGGACCGCCCGGACCTCAAGGGATTACTGGTCCTACAGGCGCGTCAGGCGCAACTGGACCTACTGGTGCCCAAGGCGATGTTGGCCCCACAGGCCCGGCTGGCCCCACTGGTCCAACCGGAACTCAAGGTTTAGTTGGCCCAACTGGTCCCACTGGCCCGACTGGCGCTGATTCGACGGTTCCGGGTCCGACAGGCCCCACTGGACCCACCGGGCCGACTGGTCCGCAGGGTGATATTGGCCCAACCGGGTCTACTGGCGAAACGGGGCCTACGGGGCCTACTGGACCCACTGGGCCTACGGGGCCTACGGGAACTCAGGGACCCACTGGACCCACTGGACCTACGGGTCCCACTGGTGCTGATTCCAATGTTCCCGGACCTACAGGTCCTACGGGGCCAACTGGTCCTACGGGCAATACTGGTGCTGTTGGACCAACTGGTCCTACTGGCCCGCAGGGTATTGTCGGTCCAACTGGGCCTACAGGCCCAACGGGTGCACAAGGTATTCAGGGTGTAACTGGTCCTACGGGGCCAACTGGGCCAACCGGACCAACTGGACCTACAGGTGCGACTGGCGCTACTGGCGCTGGTGGTGCGTTAGGCTATTACGGCGCATTTTTTGATACGACCAATCAATCATTTGTCAGCCCCGGAACGGCTCAGATCGTCCATATCAATACGATTGACGGTCATAATGGAATGTTCCTGATTGCGCCGGGTCGCATCAGCATTGACAATCCAGCCACCTACACAATGATCTACTCTCTTCAATTGAAGAACGTAGATAACGCTATTCATTATGCAGATGTTTGGCTCCGCTATAATGGGTCTGACTTTCCAGACAGTAGCACGCGCTTTTTCATCCCAGCGCGTAAAAACACATCAGAGTTTGGCTACACTGTAGCTACAGTGAACTTTGTCGGAACATCGGTTGCTCCCGGTGATTATGTGGAGCTTTGGTGGTCTGCGGATAGTACCCAAGTTTCTATTGAAACCTTGCCTGCTGGAACTTCGCCTGTAACGCCCTTAACCCCCGGCGTTATCGCTACACTGACACAAGTGATGTACACGCAGCTTGGTCCTACTGGCCCAACTGGGCCGACTGGGCCTACTGGCCCCACAGGTCCCACCGGGCCAAAGGGAACGTCCTCTAGCTTGTTCCTTTTCAAAGCCAATACTGCGGCTACCTCTGGGTATCCGGGTGATGGCTATTTGTTGTGGAACAATGCAACGCAAACAAGCGCATCGCAGCTTAATATCAGCCATTTGACTGATGATGGCATTGATATTGATGTGTTCTTGGCGTTGTTGGAAACAACAGAAACGATCCTTGTCCAAGACCAAGCCAATAGCTTAAACTATCAGAATTGGAAGATTTCCGGCTCATCCACACATGTAAATCCGGGTCTTGCCAATTCATATTGGACATATCCAGTCACGCTTGTGTCTTCTGGTGGCACTGGAACGACCAATTTTGCTAACAATCTTCCAGTGTTTTTGGCACTGGTGAATGGTGTCAATGGTCCTACTGGATCAACTGGACCAACTGGCCCCACCGGACCCACTGGTAATACCGGAGCCGCAGGAACTAATGGTCCAACAGGCCCCACGGGTCCAACAGGTGCACCCGGCTATATCGGTATGGACGGTCCAACCGGACCTACTGGCCCAACTGGTAACACTGGCGCGGTCGGTCCAACAGGCCCCACGGGTCCTCAAGGAATTGTTGGTCCTACGGGTCCAACAGGACCTACGGGGCCACAGGGAACCGCTGGTACTGCTGGTTTAAATGGTCCTACAGGTCCGACAGGTCCACAGGGAACTGCTGGAACAAATGGTGCGACAGGCCCAACGGGTCCGACCGGAAACACAGGCACAGCAGGCAGCACTGGCCCGACAGGTCCGACAGGTCCACAAGGCGCTGCATCTACAGTTGCTGGCCCTACTGGCCCAACCGGACCCCAAGGTGTTGCTGGTCCAACTGGCTCTATTTATCCAACTGGTGGAACGCCGGATCGTATCTTTTATGAGAACCAAATCACGGTGACAGCCAACTACACCATCACAACAAGCTACAATGCTGGCACGTTTGGTCCTGTCACAATCAATTCAGGTGCTGTAGTTACAATTCCATCAGGAAGCGTTTGGACTATCGTGTAATTCCATAGGCAAGGGGGCAACTATGGAGAGTGAACGACTGAAGATTTGTGTCTATGCGATCAGCAAGAACGAGGCGCATTTTGCGGAGCGTTTTTGTATATCGGCAAAAGATGCTGACATGATCCTTATTGCAGATACGGGGTCAGACGATGGATTGCCTGAAGAAGCTGCAAAACATGGTGCTATCGTTCACCATATCTGCATCACTCCATGGCGGTTTGATCTGGCTCGTAATGCCGCTCTAGCACTCATCCCGCGTGAAATGGATGTCTGCATCAGCTTGGACATTGATGAGGTTCTTCAGCCCGGATGGCGTGAAGAAATTGAACGTGTGTGGAAGAAGGGTGAAACAACCCGTCTTCGTTACATGTTTGATTGGGGCTGCGGCATTCAATTCTACTATGAGAAGATTCATGCGCGTCATGGCTATATGTGGCATCACCCGTGTCACGAATACCCGATCCCAGATGGCCGCATCACAGAAGTCTGGGCACAGACGGATATGTTACTGGCTGTCCACCATCCAGACCCCACAAAGTCTCGCGGCCAGTACATGGATTTGCTTGAGTTGTCCGTTAGGGAAGACCCGGAATGCCCACGGAACGCTTTCTACTATGCCCGTGAGTTGAGCTTCAATGGCCGTTGGCGGGAGAGCATTGAGGCTTGTGAGAAGTATCTTAAGCTTCCCCGCGCCACATGGATGAATGAGCGGTGCTATGCGTACCGTGTCATTGGTCGTTGCTACAATGAGCTTGGTGAACCGTGGAATGCTGAGAAGGCATTTCAGATGGCGGCATCTGAGGCTCCCAATACCCGTGAACCATGGTGTGAGCTTGCCGCGCTGATGTATCGGAACCATCGCTGGGAAGAGAGCTTTGCCTATGCCATGAGGGCTTTGCGAATCACTGACCGCGCCATGGTCTATACCTGTGATCCGGCAGTTTGGGGTGCCCAACCTCATGATTATGCCAGTATCGCCGCTTGGCATCTTGGATTGCATGAAAAGGCGCTGGAGCAGGCAAAAATCGCGTCAGATTTAGAGCCGGATGATCTTCGCCTTCAGAACAATTTGAAGTATATTCAAGACGCTATTCAGGGGGGCAACCAAGAGGCGGCGTGAAATGGATGGTCAGTCCCTGATCAATTTGGCTGGTGGCACGGCTTTAGCTGTGGGCGGATGGTTTGCCCGTGAGCTTTGGGGTGCCGTCAAAAGGCTTCAAGAAGACCTTCACAAATTGGAGGTTGATCTGCCTAGCCATTACATCCGCCGTGATGAGTTCCAAGAA